CGCTCAACCCGGCCCCCACCTGGCCCCCCACCGGCGCCCCCAACTGGCCCCCCACCTGGCCCCGCACCTGGCCCCCCAACTGGCCCCACAACTGGTCCCCCAACTGGTCCCCCAACTGGCCCCGCAACTGGCCCCACAACTGGACCCCCAACTGGTCCCCCAACTGGTCCCGCAACTGGTCCCGCAACTGGTCCCGCAACTGGCCCCACAACTGGCCCCCCAACTGGCCCCCCAACTGGTCCCGCAACTGGTCCCCATGGCCCGCGCGCATCAGCCCTCGGGCCATCAGACACTGCATCGGACTTTGCAGGATGATCGTGTATTTTGGAGCAGCCAGGCCGGCCGTCGTGTATAAGCGCGCAACAGCCGCCCGCGCCTCTCCCTCGTCGATCCGATCGGTGCGCAGCGCATCACGCCGCTGCGCCTCCCGATAGTCCCGCATCGCCTGCCATTGCTCTGCGCTGAGAGTTTCGATGCGTGCCATCAGTCCGCCACCCTCCGCGCTTCGCCAGCGTCGAACTCTTGCTGGCCGCCGACGTAGTAGCGCCCCGGAGGGATGCGGATCGCGTCGTGCTCGTCGTGCCGAAGGACAACCGGACCGCCCTCGACCTCGAGGATGCCAATAGCAAGCCGATCAGTTGTGAGCTCGCCGGCGCGGATCAGCGCTCGCACGGCGTCCGGTGATCTGTAGAGCTTTGCGGTGGCAACCGGAGCCATCGCCTCCATGTCGCGAGCCAAGCCGTCATCGCGAAACGCGGTGGGCTGCGGCACGAGCCGGATCGCGTGATGATGTCCGGTTACCTCTCCTTCCGCGAGGATCAGGCGGCTGTCGCGCGGCACGATCTCGTCACTGCGATCGATCTCGATGTTGTCCGGGATGCGGAACAAGATCACGTCGCCCTGCAGGGCGTCGCCCTTCGCGGGATTCCAGGTCTTCGCTTTGTTGCGATTCATGTTGCCCCCTTGGGAGAGTTGGTCACCGGGACGACTGACGGGCTGGGGATTTGTCAGTCTGTCGAGAGTTGCCAGCCGTCCCGGTTGGTCACCTGCTTGTCCGCGTTGCTGGCGCTTAGGGGGCGCTGGCTAGCGGGGCGGCGGGTGATGGGGCAAATCTATATAACGAACTGTGATACGTCAATGACAAAAATAACACGATGTTATTTTTTACACCGGACCGTTGCTCGTGATGCGATATTGCAACGGTGAGCATATTACCGCTTGCGCGCCTCCGGCAACGCGGCTTAACCTTCGATAGTCAGTGGGGTGATGGGAGCCTAGACAGGCTTCTTCCGAAGCTCGCGGAGCTTCTTCGTAATGCGGTCCGGAAGGCCGCTCGGGTCGCCCCGATAGAGCCAGTCGAGCGTCAGCATATAGCGCTCACACAGTAGTAGGGCGGCCGGTAATGTCAGTAAGCGTTTACCCGTCTCATAGGGATTGTATCGCGGCTGCGACAAGCCCGCCTCTTCAGCGAACTCCTCCTGCCCCAGACCTATGGCCAGACGGCTGCGCTCGAGCCGTCGCGCGACGTCCCGTTCCAAGTCGCCCGTGTCCTCCGGATCGATTGCCATAGCTGCCGCGTGTTAGGGGGTCCGTCTGAGGTCGGCAATAAATCACGGAACGTTATCCCCGTCCAATAACAGTCGTGCTACTTGCGCCATATAACAGCGCGTGATAAGAATTGCGTCATGAAATACGACATTGAGAGCATCGCCGATCTGATTGCCGCGCTCGGCGGCCCGTCCTCTGTCGGAGAGTGGCTGGGCATCACGCAAGAGGCTGTCAGCAACTGGAAGGCGCGGGACTACATTCCGCCCGGCTGGCACCTGAAGCTTCTCGTGGCGGTTAACCGCCAGGGCAAGACTGTCGACCCATCACTATTCGATCTCGATGCCGACGACGTGCCCTTTCTGAGCGCGGCCGTCGCTTGAGTTGCGCCTAGTTCCGCGTCGTTCACGCGAGTTCACCAGCGTTCCAGTTGAGTTCCAGTGAGTTTCGCAGGCGTTACCGCCTGACGGACATGGAGGTCGTGCGGCCTGTCTAGGTCGGGCCAGAGCGACCGCTATGCCCATGTCCGTCACGCCGTGAAGCTTTCCGAGGGGGTGAAGCAAGGGCAGCTCGGTGTCCTTGGTTGCAAAAGCCCGGCAGGGGCCCCTCACAGCCTTTCTCCGCCCTGCCGGGCGGCCGATGCATGCAAACAAATCGGCCCCGCTCTCGGGGCAATGAGAGCAGGGCCATATTTCGCAACGCTGAACGAACCGGAACAGCAACCAACCAGCTACAGAGGTACTGTCCGAATGATTGATACTATAGCGCCACACTCTGGCAGAATTTTGGCGGGGCGGCAATGAAAACCAACCCATGGTTCCGCCTCTACCATGAATTCGCGACCGACCCGAAAGTGCAGATGCTGAACGAAGCGGATCAGCGTCGCTATCTCATGGTGCTTTGCCTCCGATGCCGTAACGGCGATGTAACGTTACACGATGACGAAGTGGCGTTTCAGTTGCGCATTTCATGCGAAGAATGGAGCGCCACAAAAGCCCGGCTTATCGAGCGAGGGCTGATCTGCGACGGTAATAAGCCAGTCGCATGGGAAAAGCGGCAATACGCGTCAGACCGTTCAAATGACAGGGTTTCTCGGCACAGGGCCAAGAAGAAACTCGAAGCGCAACGAGCATGTAACGTTACAGTAGCGGCACCAGAGTCAGACGCAGATACAGAAGCAGAAGAACAGTCCGTCAGTCATACACCAGAACCTGCGCGCGCGAATGGACAGACAGACGATCCGAATTTCGAGAAGTGCAAGCTGGCCTTCAACGGATCGACCAGTCGCCTCATCGACGAGCTGAAAAATTCCGAAGGCCCGTACGGCACCAAGGCCCGCGCAGCCGAGTGGCTTGCCGACACGCTCGATGATTTCGGCGCCGCCGCCATTCTCGACGCATTCAAATTCCTCGAGCGCTGCCGCGACCAGGGGCAGGCCATTCGCGACCCGAAGGCCTTCCTGACCAAGAACGCGCAGCGTCACGTCGAGAACCGGGCCGCGAAGAAGGCTGCCGAAGCCGACAAGGCGAAGCGTATACCAAAGGGTTTCAATCGCATGACGGGGGAGATCGTCTATGCGTGAATCATTGACCTTGCTGCTGGTCGATAGCGATGCGGACGCGGCAGAGGCGCGCGAAGCCGGCTTCAAGTCAGTTCGCGTCGCGAAGCGCGAGGAGGCCGTCTGTGCGATCATTGATGGCGAGGCGGTTACTGATCCGACGATTGAGGTGTTCGACAACGTCGTGATCGCAGTCCGCGACCCGGATCTTCGGGATGGTTTGGCCGTCCGCATCGGCGACACCAAATGCCGTTGGGCCGATCTTCCCGTGTTTGCCGACGCTACGACGATCCGGACCGCAGTAGCTGGCGCGCGTCCATTATGGATCGATGAGGTGTGCCTGATGTCGGACATCCCCGACAGCGGACCTCAGAAGACCTACGAGACCGGATTCCATTTGCTGGATGAATGGGGCTTCCGGCTGGTTCGCCCGGCTTTTATGCCGATCATTGGCCCATATGGGTCGGGCAAGTCGGTCTTGATGCGCCAACTCGCCTGCAATCTCTACCGCCTGCACGGTTGGCGATGCCTCATCACGAGCTTCGAAGAGAAGGTTAAGCCCCGCTACCAACGCGACTTGCGGGCTCATCTGATCGGCGAGGAGGGTTTTGATAACTACGGCGTTCTGCGGTGGACACCGAAACACCCGAGCCTCTGGACGGAAGACGACGTTGCCGCCGCCGATCAGCGCATCGAGGATGGGTTCCGGTTTCTCCGGCGCAAGCGCAACACGTCACTCGACTCCGGACGACTCATGGATCGCATCGAGTATGCAGTCCGCGTCTATGGGTGCGAGGTCGTGATCATCGATCCGGTAAACGAGATCGACCACCAAGTGCCGAAGGGCATGTCCAAGACGGACTACATGGGCAGCTTCATGATGGGGCTGAAGCAGCTCGCGGATGATTACGGGCTGTTGATGATCGTTTGTGCGCACCCTCCAAAGGACGGCACTCAAAAACGCAGCGCTAAGCAAATCCTGACGCTGAACGACGGCGCCGACACGGCACACTACGGCAACAAGGCCGACATCGGCTGGTGCGTGTGGAGGCCTGGAACGGATGAGTACGCGCCGACCTATCTGAACATCGACAAACTCAAGGATCACGACGTCATGGGGCGCCCAACTCTTGCGAAGCTCTCTCTCGATAGGGGGCTTGGGCGCTTCTCAGTCGTGCGCATTGGATACGAGGAGGTTGTTGCGGAAATCGTCGGGGGGAATGGCGGCGATGCTTAATCAGGGTGTGCAATATCTATGGGTCTACGAGTGGACCGGCGATGGTCACTGCTTGGCCGCGGCAGAGTTTGTCCAGGGTGAGACGCCTAAGTGCATCGACGCTTCGGAGTTCGACGTGTCGCCTGATCTGAACATGGGTATCCCCGTGTTCCGCCGTACGGACCATGGCCTTGCACAGTATTTCAGATTTGAAAGGCGGTCCGCATGACCCGCCGCGACGATCAGTTCACCCTCTCCGGCGAGACGTTCACGAGAACCTGGGTCGGTGACAACTCCGGCCGGTACGAATGGAGCTCGAGCGACGGACGCCTCGTCGTCTGGCGTGAGGGCCGCGAATACAGGGCGACGTTGGACACTTATCCGAGCACGAAAGCATGGCTGACGCTCACGGCAGCAATGGCGGCGAGCATCATGTCGAGAGAGAAATACGATCAACGGAGGGCAGCGTGAAATACGCGGTTGGGGAGATTCATGAAAGATGGACTCCGTTTATCCTGGAGGACAGGGACATCCCGGACCCATCGCCAGACGGTTTCGGCGTAGTCAGGATTAAGAGTTGGCGTCCAGGGGTCCGGAACGAGCAGACGGCGCCCGACGACTTCGAAGCGATATGGGATGGTGAGGGGCTCGAGTTGCGGCGCATCGTTGCTGTCGTGACAATCGACGGTGGGGGCGTGCGCATCCTCTATCGGAGGTCGTTTCGCAAGCCTGACGGTACGGTGTTCGGCAAGCCCAAGGTTCGGATGACAACTCCGTCTGCGTTCACGGCGTGGGCTCGCGGCAGCAACATGGGGCTTTGGCGCGACCTCCAGAACCGCCGAGAATATTTGGCGTCCCAAAATACCGAGCCGGTTGCTATTGCCCAGGGCGAACGGAGGGCGGCATGAGTGATCCCGTCGCCGAGTTTATCGCCAAGAGAGATGCGGCAATTCTAGACGGCAGCGCGATCTGCGAAATATGCGGGCAAGTCGAGGGGTGGGTACACGACCACAAGCCGGATCAGTCCGGTCTCGATGATGGACCGTATCTGCGAGGACATGCGCCAAGAAAGAAACCTATACCGAGGCCCGCCGATGAAATTTCGCTCATCCGTAAGCAAGCGTGGGCCACACGCCGGGCGAAGTATGGCCCGTACGGTCATAGATGATCGGAGGGCCGCATGAACCGCCTTCTCACCTGGGTCGACGAACAGTTGATTGACCTAGCCGTGATGATTGCAGCGTTTTTCAGGGGATTTTCAGAGGGGATGCGGAAGTGACCACCTGGGTTTTGTTTCTCACTCTCGCCAACGGCGACACTGGCGCCATAGAGACGAGCCAATACGTCTGCGAGAAGACGGCTATTGCGGTCTCTATTGGCGACAAGGTTGAGGCGGATGTCTACGGGACGCTTGTCCGTGTCGAGCGTGCTGCCTGTCATGGGCCGGCAGAGGTCAACCCTTGTGAGCTCGGGGAGACGTCGTGATCGCAGCGCTCTACGTTGAGACGGGAGGCTGTTATTTCGGTCTCGACGGTGTGGACCCATGGGACGAGGCGCGTGACGCCAGGCGCTATGCCGGGCCGTGGCCGGTGGTGGCACACCCGCCGTGCGAGCGTTGGGGCAGGTACTGGAACGGCGGCCCGTCTGCTCGCGTGAAGCGCCTGAAGGGTGACGACAATGGTTGCTTCAGAGCGGCACTCGCTGCGGTGCGTCGGTTCGGAGGCATCCTCGAGCATCCCGAAGCATCGGCCGCCTGGTCAGCGCATGAACTCATCGAGCCGCCGATACATGGCGGGTGGGTCGTCGCAGACTGGCAAGGCGGCTGGACGTGCTGCGTGGAGCAAGGATCGTATGGGCATAGAGCTCGCAAGGCGACTTGGCTTTATGCCTGCCACGTCGATTTGCCATCGTTGAAATGGGGGCGTGCTGAGGGCGACTTCGTGCGTCTCGATGAGGGGTTTAACAGCATCGAAGAGCGGCGCCGGGCCATCAAGACAGGCGCTTGCCAGCGCCTGTCCGCAAAGCAGCGGCGAGCCACCCCTCTTCCCTTCCGCGACCTTCTCATTTCAATCGCTCGCAGTGCGCGTCCGGCAGAAGGGATTGCCGCATGAACCTCTCCATGCCTCCCATCGTATCGCAAATCTTCGCGCTCATCACTCAACTTGTTGGATACGGTTTGCTGCTGTTGCTGGCGGCTGCTGTCCTGGCCCGCTTCGGTTTCCGCATCCCCTACGTTCCTGCGGGTGATGTGACCGGGCTCACATGGCTATGCGGAGCGTGGTGGCTCTGGCGTGGTGGCAATTTATGACCCCCGAGGAAATCCATCGCCGCATCGACTTCATGCGCTCGATAGATCGCGAACACGTTCACCTTCCCATATCCGTTGTGGAGAAACTCATGGGCACCGCCATCGGCAAGGCGACAGTAAAGGACGGTAAGCTCACTCCTGTCCGTAAGGGCTCTCCTATTCAGAAAGCCGCCACGAGAAAGAAACAGGCCCGCAAGGTCGCAGGTCTCAAAGCCAACCGCGCCTCTGTAAAGGCAAAAAAGGGATAGCATGGGCACCTGGAACATACTCAGGGTCGTAGGCCAGCGCGAGCGTTGGGTCTCTGCGGAACTCCGTCGCGGTCTAGGTCTCCTGACTTACGTCCCGATAGAGCGCAACAAGATCACCCGGCGGGGCAGGACAATCGAGGTTCCTCGCCCTCTGATGCCGTCCTACGTATTCGTCGGCGGCGTCACGGATAGCGTTCAAGCTGATGTTGGAGCGGTGCGCCACGTCATCTCGTTTCTGAGGCTGGACGGGGATGCCCGCCTGGCTGCTGTGACTGATGCCGAGATCGAGCGCATTCGCTCTATCGAGCACCAGTACAACAAGGCCCTGCATGACCGTCGGACGTTCCGGAAGGGCGATCGCGTTCGCGTTCAGGACGGCCCGTTCGCGTCCATGGACGTTCTGTTGCGTTCACTGCGTGGATCACAGGCAACGATAGAGATTCAGATGCTCGGATCGGTGCGTGAAGCGAAGGTATCGACGGATCAATTGGAGAAGGTCGCATGACATGCCGTTCCGTCGATTTCCGCCGTGAACTGGGGCCGTAAACTCTCATGAACACGCGTGATCTGGTATGATCGCGCACGAAAAAGCCCCGGTGCGATGAACACCGGGGCGCTTTAGTCAGACTGTGAACTTCGTCATGCGGCCCGCCGCCAGACTGACGCCGTGCTCTTCGGAAGGTACGGGAACCGTCCCAGCATCTCCCTCTGCGTCGGGATGCGACCGTTCTCGGCCTTGAAGGCTGCGGCCCATCTCTTTTCGATGTCAGTCTCGACGGGCACCGGCATCAGGTCGGAGTCCTTGAACTCGGGCTCCGGCGGGACCATCGGCTTCGGCGCCGGCTTGTGGGCCAAACCGAGGTGGAGGAAGGTCACCGTGCCCAGCTCCGAAATCAACACGACCACAAAAGGCATGTTCAGGCTCAGCCATTCGTCTGTAACGGTGATGCCCCAGCTTGAGAGCACCTTGGCTGCATGAGCATAGCCGTTGACGCGAAGGGCAGGGAGGCTTGCCAGCTTGGCGTTGTGACCAGCGATTGCCGCGGTATAGACCTCGACCGTTGCCCTGACACCACGACAGCGCTTGCCGGCGCCACTTGCGCACTCGACAGAGAGATTCTTGTTGGCTTCCGCCAGCATCGCCTCGGACTTCGCGAGAAGGGCTTCCTCGCGCTCCCTGGCGCCGTTGGCGGCCTTGATGGCAGAGACCTTGTTGCCGGCGACCTCGGCGTTACGCGCCCCACTCGTGACCGTGATGTACAACGTGGCTGCGATCGCGAGTAGAACGAGCCCTATACCGGGCAGGATCGTGGCCCGCGACTTGAGCGACGGGATTGCCATGTGGCCTGCGGCAATGGCGGCCACGAGGGCGGCAACCGTTTGCAGATGCCCCGTCGAGATGCTGGCGCCGTGGAACACGTCTTCAAACAGCACGAATCCCGTCACGCCCGCGAAGAAAGCTCCGAGCCCGATTGCGGGATAGGAGCGGATTACAGTATGTGTATTCATGGGTCTTGGCCTTCCCTCATAAGGTTGAGATCAAGGGCCGCTTCGGTGCGTCCAACACCGTTGCGGCCCGTCCTGCACTGCGCAGGAAAAGAGCGCCCGGAGGCGCCTAGTTGCTGCACAGAAGGTGGAGAGTCCTTCTACTGCCTTCGCCTCCCGTGGCCTTTCGGCTGGGAGGCGTTGGTGCTAGTTGTCGAAAGTCCCGACTGGCGCGTGGTAGTAGCCCTCGGGACGCCTTGGCATGACCACGCGAACCTTGCGTTCCTGCTGACCGTGGCGGTAGCCATCCATATAATCCCGGTCGTTGCTCGCTGGGTTCGTGCCCAGGCACCCATCGATCGCGCCTTTATTCCAACGATCAATTCTCGCGTCGTGGTCGTTAGTCATCGTGATGTCTCCCTGTTTCTTCTACTGCCTCCGCCTCCCGCGGCCTTTCGGCTGGGAGGCGTTGGCGTGCCCGTGTGAGGGCGGTTACTCGTCAGGCAAGATGTTTTCCGGGACGGGTCGCGCCGGGCGCTCCAGCGTCCACCCCTTCCACGATCCCACCTTGCGTGGTGATGATCCGGTGAGCCATGCCTGCACCTTCTTGAGGCCCGTGTAGGCAAGGTCTGCGCGGCCGTCCGGCAGCAAGTCGGCATGATCCCGCAGCCATTTTGCGAGGTTGACGACCTCGTATCGATCGCCGTCCGGCGAGACGACCCACCAGCGTTTGGCCTCCTGATTGGTCTCAAACGGGCCTGCAATCGGGGACTGCTGAGCCGCCGGGGTGCCGCCTCTCAGGTTGCCGGTTCGTGCGGCCGCGGAGCGTGCGTTGGCGCGACCGGCGTCGGACCACGAATTGCTGACGCCCACATGGGCGCGACGGCGATGCTCGATCGAGCACGACTTGCTGCACGTCACCGTCTTGCTGCTGGGCGACGCTGGAAACGGCTCCGCGCATACGGCGCACCAGCGCTGGCCGTCCGGAGGCGCGGGGGCGAGTCTTGCCGCCTGCCACGCGTTGCTGATAACGACATTATGATAGGCAGCGATCTCGTTATATTGCCATCCGCGCTCGCGCAAGGTGCGCGCGGATCTCCACCACGCAACGTAACGAGCACCTGTTGGCCTGGGGTCGCGCTCGCCAATTTTTTTGGTTTGATGGTAGCGCTTGAGACGGGCGGCATTACTTGACTGCCGCTCGCGCGGATTAAACAGTTTGCCGACCGCGTGATAGCTGACGCCACACAGGCGAGCGATCTCGTTGTACGTCATGCCTCTCTCGCGCAGCCGGCGGGCGTGCACCCACCAGCTCGGCTCTCTCGTCGGATCGTCAGCCATAGCGTTTGCACTCGTCCGTGAGTTTGTCGAGATCGAGTGCGCGCTCCTGCATGATCCGCATGAGGTCGGTATAGACGCCGCGCGGCACGGGCGTGTCGCCGGAGACCCAGCGGCGCACGGTGCGCTCATCAACGTCAAGTGCAGCCGCAAGGTCGGTGCGCCAGCGCGTGCCGTAGAGCGCCTCTCCGCACTGGGTAAGCAGGTTTGTAGTCATTGGGTCCGATCTCTCGCAAAAAAGGACGCCCGCCGGAGCGCGGGAGGTGATCACCCCCAAACGGGGGCGTCGGTGTCCACGTTGTACCAGTCGCCGTCGATCCAGCTGGCCTCGAGGAAGTCCTCGAGCTTGCCGGCCGCCAGAAGGGAGATGCGGTCGCTCGTCTGTACCGTGGCCTCCTCAAACTCGGGTTCCACGCCGTCGAGACGCGCAGCGGCGAGAGAGTGGTGCCCATCAATGACAACGCGAACGACTTCGCCGCCGACCTCGAAAGCCGGAGATACGAGCACCGTGTAATCCTTGGCCGCTCGCTTGCTCTCGACGATCTCGTTGCTGAGGTAGTGCTGGCTGCTGATCGTCTGGGCCATTTCGATCGGGCCTCCTTGCCCTTATCCTCGGTGGGGCTGATCCCCTTCCGATGTCCGTAATATCGGACATTTCGCTGGTGATGTCAATGTCCTATTTTGCGGACATTGCATTTATTTTGGGAGCTAGGCGGCGGACCGTCGTTAGGCGAGGGCAGGAAGTGATTCATTCCTGCCACACTTCCACACAAAACCTCACAGTTGACATTGCCTCTCCCGTCACGCGCGCGTATAGGTCGGGGCGACGGGAAGTCGGCAACCAGTAGCGGCGCATCAGCTACCACCAGTCAGTCACGAGCCGGACCCAGGCCCTGCGCGACTCATCGCGCCATCGTGGCTAGCACAGACCAACCACGCCCCGAGCAATGAACGACAGCGACACTCTCGTCGCCCATATCCTCGATCTGCCCCCGTACAACTTGAGCCAGAGCGAAATCAAAGCTCGTGGCCTCGCCCGTGCGCACGACGAGTACGTCAAAGCCTGGCAGCAGCGCATGAAGGCTGCCCTTCGCCAATCCCCTGTTTCCGGAACGTACGTCCGATAGGAGCCCCTCACATGCGGAAAGTTGTTGCCGCCTTGGCGTTTGCCGGGGCTCTCATCGCTTCGCCTGCGCATGCAGCGGATAAATCCGGCCCGGCGATCATTCCCGATCTGACGCCGGTATCTACGGCCACGAGCTGCTACGTGCAGGGCCTCGCGGGCGGCGCCATCACCTCGAGTACGCCTGACGGTGCGGTCCTGCCTGTCAGCCTCAGCGCTCAGAGCTGGTCGGTCGCCGCGGGCCTCGGGTGCGACCTCCGCTTCGATCGTGTTGTTGTCGGCGCGTTCGGTCGTCTCGAGTTCCCAGTGGACACGAGCGGCAGCCTGATCGAGGCCGACAAGAGCTGGCAAGTCGGCGCCCGTGTCGGCTACCTCAAGCACGGCTACATGCCGTATCTGATGGCAGGATACGAGAGCTCGGAGTTCAGCTTCGCCAATCTCGACCTCCGCCGTGACGGCTGGTTCGTCGGCGGTGGTCTCGAGCTGATGCTGACCAGTCACCTCTCGCTCGTGGGCGAGTACCAGTACAGCGGCCTCGGCTCAACCGCCGCTCTTGGCATGCCGATGGACGTGGATGCGCACAAGCTGCGCTTTGGCGTCAATTTCCGCTTCAACAGCCTGTTCGGGGATTGACCTGATGACGGCGACGCTGCCGCGGTTTCCGCTAGAGGACTTCAAGGCTCATTTGCGCTACGAGCCGGAAACCGGCCATCTGTACTGGGCTAAGACATTGTCTCGCCGAGCCGTTGCGGGAAAGCGAGCTGGAAGCCCTAGTCACGGCTATGTCTCTTTGGGCTTCCGAGGGAAGCAGATCCCCGCTCACGTGATCATATGGTTCATGCAGACAGGTGAGTGGCCGGGCAAAGAGGTTGATCACATCAACGGTGATCGTTCGGACAATAGAATTGAGAATCTGAGACTGGCGACTGACTCGGAGCAGCAGTGTAATCGGCGGATGGACCGTCGGAATTCGTCAGGCGTTAAGGGCGTCTACTGGAACAAAAACGCTCGCAAATGGCAGGCATACATCACAAAGCACGGCCGCATAACGTATCTCGGCATTTACGCAAGCATAGAGGACGCCAGGGCCGCGCGTGCGCGTGCTGAGGAACATCTTCACGGTGAATTCGTGCGTGCCCCCGAAGCCTTGCACCCGGAGCATCGTCCATCATGAGACCCTTCCGCTTCATCGGTCGCTTCATCGGCGACCAATGGCACCAGTTCACGCCGACAGGACAGCTCCTGTTCGGCTGTGCGCTTATTGCTATCATCGTGGATGCCGGCATCGCCTACGAGTACGGTATCACCATGAGCAGCCTGCATGCCGCCGGCTTTGCTCTCGTCGCGCTCGGCCTCGCCCTGCTTCCCGATCAGGCGTGGCAGGCGGCCGAGAAGCGTGATTGGTGGACGGCCGGCATCCTCGGCGCGCTGAGCCTCCTCGTGCTGCTCCCGGTCGCATACCAGACGCACGTGGGCTACGGCGCCGGCGTTCGGCTGGGCGATATGCAGCAGACCGGCTTTCAGAACGCATCGCTAGAGGCCCACCAGATCAGCCTCAAGTCGGAGCGCGAGAACATCGCCATGTGGCGCCAGCAGCTTGCGGACCTGAAGGCTCGCAACAAGGTGATCCTCGATCGTAACAACGGCTGGGCCGTCACGACGAAGCCGGAAGCGCTCAAGGCTCAAGTCGCCGCGCTGGACCAGAAGATCGAGAACGAGGCTCGCCGCGTCCGCTGCGGGCCGGTCTGCGAGGGCTACAAGAAGGAAAAGGCCGACACGCTCGCTCTAATCGAGGGTATAGAGCGCGAGAACGACTTGACCGCTCGCATTGATGCCACGCAGCGCGTCATCGACAGCAAGACGGCAAAGGTAGTGGACACGGGCTACAAGTCGTCGACGGTCGTCAACCAGAACACGGCGCTCGGCGATCTTTGGCACCTCGTCACAGGCAAGGAAGCGCCAGCGAATGTCGTCAGCCTTGCCACGATGGGAACGAGCTCGCTCGCCTTCTTGTTCATGGCGCCTGCCTTCATGATCGCAGCCGGTCGCAACCGCCGCCGTCGTGACGACGAGCCGTCTGCTCCTGCAGTCGTAACGCCACCGGCCCCGCTGCGTCCTCTTGCTGGCATGCCTGCTGAGCCTATCCACATCCACACCACAGAGCAGATCAAAGACCCGATCATTCGTCGCTGGGCACTGAGCGATGAGGTGAGGTCCCTGGTCGGCGGGCAGGAGCTGAAAGCAGCATGACCGACTTAGCGTCCATCAAGTCGGACCTCGGCATAGAAGACGCCGAGCTTCGCATCAGCGACAACGCCGGTTTCATCTGGCTCAACATCACCCGAGACGGCAAGTCCTGGTCATACAGGCTGCCTCTCGATCCGAAACCACACCACATTGAAGACGCCAAAGAGGCGGCCGAACAGTGGTGGAAGGAAGAGCGGGAATAACAGTGTCGTCTTACACTGGTAACAGACTCTCTGGACTGAAACCGTTTGAGAAGGGCCAGAGCGGCAACCCGAACGGCCGGCCGAAGAAGGTGCAGACCGTCGCCCAGCTCGCTGAAGAGAACAGCGAGAAGGCTCTGCGCAAGCTCATCAAGCTGATGGATAGCGACAAGGATCAAGTCGCCCTCGCTGCCGCACAAGCCGTTCTCGATCGTGCCATGGGCAAGCCCAAGCAGTCGATGGACGTGAACGCCAACAGGAAGAATGCAGCAGACTACAACGAGTCAGAACTTCTCGCCATCGCAGGACTGGGCCGCTCGCGAGCTCATCAGGCGGAGCAGGGCGAGAGAGAGCCTGATCGACTTCAGTAGGTACACGTTTCCCCACTACATGCCGGCGGCGCATCACCACATGATCGCCGAAAAGCTTGAGGCAGTGGCACGAGGGGAGATTAAGCGCCTACGCATTCATATGCCGCCACGTCATGGCAAGAGCGAGCTCGCTTCGATCCGCTTCCCTGCGTTCTTCATGGGTCGGCACCCGAAGCGAAACATCATTGCGGCTTCGTATAATAGCGATCTCGCATCGGATTTCGGTCGCAAGGTCCGAAACATCGTTGCTGCGAAGGAATATCAGGCCGTTTTCAACACCACGCTCGCCGAGGATTCAAGCGCTGCCAACAGGTGGCACACGAATGAAGGCGGTATGTACGCGGCTGTTGGTATCGGAACAGCCACCACTGGCCGCGGCGCGCATGTGCTTCTCATCGATGATCCATTCAAGGACCGCGAGGAAGCCGACAGCGAGACACACCGCGAGAAGGTTTGGCGCTGGTACACGTCAACGGCTTACACGCGGCTTGAAAGCGACATCCGACCGGACGGCGACATCACGGAAGACGACGATCTGTGGTTCGAGCTTCTCGACGACATCAACTCAGGTGATGCGGTTCCGTTCGAAGGCGCCATTGTTGGCATATGTACCCGCTGGCATGAAGATGATTGGGCAGGACGCATTGAAGAAGCCGAGAAACACGGTGGAGAGAAATGGGACGTTCTGGATTTGCCCGCAATCCGCTCTGATGGCCGGGCTCTGTGGGCTGCAAAATACCCGATCAAGCAGCTGGAAGCGATACGGACGACGATCGGGGAACGCGACTGGTCCGCGCTCTACCAGCAGAGGCCAACGCCTGATGAAGGCGACTACTTCAAGCGGGAATGGTTCCACTATTACGATGCCGCGCCTCAGCATCTCCGCACATACGGGGCCAGCGATTACGCGGTCACGGCGAAGGGCGGCGATTACACGGTGCACATCGTCTGCGGCATTGATCCTGACGACAATCTCTATGTGCTCGACATCTGGCGTTCGCAGGCTGAATCTCATGTCTGGGTTGAGACCTACATCGACATGATCGCCAAGTGGCGTCCGCTGAAATGGGGCCAGGAGCAGGGCCAGATCATCAAGAGCCTCGGGCCGTTCATCGACAAGCGCATGCGAGAGCGCCGCGTCTACTGTGCTCAGGAGCCTATGACCAGCGTTGCCGACAAGCCGACGCGGGCGAGATCGTTTCAGGCCCGCGCGGCAATGGGCAAGGTCTACCTGCCGCACAATGCACCGTGGGTGGCCGATCTGGTGGCTGAGATGCTGACGTTCCCGGCGGGGAAACATGACGACCAGATCGACGCCTTAGGCCTGATCGGCCGCATGCTCGACACGATGGTCGGCGGTCGCGTTCCTCGCGCACCGCAAGGGCCTGAGAACAGATGGGATCGGGCGTTTGCACGGCGCGCGCAGTCTCAAGAGGTCGATAGCTGGCGTGTAGCGTAGAAAACCATTTCAGTAAGTGTCGCGGATCGCGACGAAACACCCGACGCTAGGAAATAAATTACCCTTGGCACTCGAGCTTCTAGACGAGCCCGCACCCGTTCAAGGCGCGGCGCCCGCAGCCAAACCCAAACGCAAGCCTGACGAGCAGGACAACCTAGCCATGCTCGTCGCGTACTTCGACGACAGCGAGGAGGCGACGGAAAACGCGCGGAAGCTGTCCGAGCGCGATCGGGACTACTACGACAACAAGCAATACACATCGGCCGAGCTGAAAATCCTCCGGGAGCGAGGCCAGCCTGACGTGGTGATCAACCGCATCAAGCCCAAAATCGACTTTCTGATGGGTTATGAGGCGTCGAACAGGACCGACCCGCGCGCGTTCCCGCGCACACCGCAGGATGAGGAGGCGTCCGAAGCCGCGACCGATGCGCTGCGCTACGTGAAGGATGCCACGGACCTCGATCAGATTTTCTCAAACGTCTGGGAAAACCTTTTGATCGAGGGCATGGGCGGCCTCGAACTGACGGTTGAGCAGCAAGGGGATGGCACTGTTGAGATCGTGCCCGTCCGTTGGGACTGGGACCGGCTCTTCTACGATCCGCATGCACGCCGGCACGATTACTCCGATGCGCGTTACCTTGGCGGCGTGCTTTGGAAGGATGCCGAGGAAGCCAAGCGACTGTGGCCGGACGCTGCGGAGGCGATCGAGATCACGGTAAGTGAGGCGAGCTTCTCGCGAACCTACGACGATAGGCCCGACCGCTGGGTAAGTCGCGGGTCGTCGGACGGCAGCCGCAAGCGCGTGCGCATCGTCCAGATCTATTACAAGGACGGGCTGACCTGGAAGCACTGCACCTTCACGAAGGGCGGCAAGCTCGAGGAAGTCGATGTTCCGTTCGTGGATCACAAGGGCATGTCGTGGTGCCCGCTGCTGATGCAGTCGGCCTACGTGGACCGGGAGAACAACCGCTACGGCCTCGTGCGCATCATGATCGGCGTGCAGGATGAGATCAACAAGCGCCGATCAAAGGCGCTGCACCGTCTGACGATGCGCCAGGTGCACACCGAGCACGGCGCGGTCGATGACGTTAATGCGACGCGAGCGGAACTCGCCAAGCCGGACGGGTTTGTCGTCACCAATCCGGGCTTCACGTTCGAACTCCTCGACAAGGGCCAGGATATTGCCGCCGAGCTGCAACTGCTGCAGGAAGCCAAGGGCGAAATCGAGCTGATGGGGCCGAACGCGGCCTTGCTCGGCAAGGACGCGGATGCGCCGTCAGGCAAGGCGATCCTGGCGAACCAGCAGAGCGGGCAGACCGAGATCGCGCTGTTGATGGACCGTCATCACTATCTGAAGAAGCGCACGTATCAGCGCATCTGGGACCTGATCCGCCAGTACAAGAAGGAAGAGTGGTGGGTCCGCGTCACGGATGACGAGAAGAACGTGAAGTTCGTCGGCCTGAACCGACCGGTTACGTTGAAGGAAGAGCTGCAGAAGAAGCTGACATCGTCGGGTGCGCCGGAAGAGCAGATAGCGCCGCAGATGGCGCAGCTCGAGCAGATGGCCGAGATGGATCCGCGTCTGTCCGAGGTCGTGCGGGTCGAGAACAACCCGACCGAAATGCACATGGACATCACGATCGAGCAGGTGCCCGACGTTGCGTCGGTGCAGGAGGAGCAATTCCAGCAACTGACCTCGCTCGCGCCCGCGGTTGTGTTTCCGCCTCAGGTCTATATCGAAGCCTCGTCGCTCCGGAACAAGAAGCGCCTGCTCGAGCTGATGAACGGTCAGCAGCAGATGGACCCGGTTGCGGCTGAAATGCAGAAGATCGCGGCCGAACAGGCGATGAAGAAGACGCAGGCCGAGATCGACAAGCTGAACGCCGAGGTTTTGAAACTGACCGTCGAGGCCGACGTGGCCGACGCTCAGATTGGCATGATCCAGATGCCCCAGATTGCTGAAGCAGGCGACGGTCCTGCTGAGGCCAGTACCAGCGTTCCCGCCGCCGGGGATCAATCGGGCGCTCCCACTGAAACGGCGCCGCCGGCCACTTAACGGGCGTTGGAAGAAGCACCCATGCAAGGACAGAACCTCGAAGACCTGCTGAGCGAAATGCCAGCGGAGCCGCAAGAGATTCCGCACGAAGCAGAAGCGGAACAGAACGCGCCACCGCCGGAACCAACGGGCGAGGAACAAGCTGCAGCGCCGCCGGCTGTAGAACGCGAAGAGGTTCCAGAGAAGGGCTTTGTCCCTGTCACGGTTGCTCAGGACGAGAGGAAAAAGCGGCAGGAACTCGAACGCCGCCTTTCTGAGTACGAAGAACGGCTGAAGCGGTTCGAACAACCGCAACAGCCGCAGCACGAGCAGGCGCAGCCAGACTGGTACAATCAGCCAGGAGAGGCCGCACAAGCCCTGCAAGAGCAGTTCCAGCATGAACTGTTTCAGACGCGCCTCGCGCTCTCTGAGACGTTCATGCGGCAACAGCATGAGGATTTCGAGGACGTGTCAGTTGTCTTCGCTGAACAGGCGAAGCGCGATCCTCACCTGATGCAACGGCTCTTCGCCCATCCAAACCCGGCGCAGTATGCGTACCAGATCGGGCAACAGATCAAGCTCATGCAGGACGTCGGCAATGATCCGGCAGCCTATCGCAAGAAGCTCGAGGAAGAAATTCGAGCCCAGATCCAGGCAGAGCAGGGCGGCACTCAGAAAACGGCATCGAGCTCACAGCCACCTCCTCAAGTCCCGCGCTCGCTGGCGCGTGACGTGTCGCAACAGCCCCGCAATGCAAGGGGGCAATTCGACGGTCCCACGCCTCTTGAGGACATCCTAGGCTAGGGGTAGCCAACAATGGCGGAAACGTACGTTCCGACGAATCTCACTGTCACGCAGTGGGAAGACCAGTATTTCCGGGAGTATCTGGCCCGGAACTGGTTCAAGAAGTACATGGGCACGGGTACGTCGTCCATGATCGTGGTCAAGGAAGACCTGACGAAGAAGCCGGGCGACGTGGTGCGGTTGCCGCTCGTGAACCGGCTGACGGGAACCGCGAAGGGCGCGTCCGACACGCTCGAAGGCCACGAAGAGGACGCGGTGTTGCGTTCGTTTGACATTCGTGTCCGCGAGTATAGCCATGCGGTTAAGTTCTCCAAGTTCGAGGCCCAGAAAACCGGCATCGACCTGCGCCGTGCGCACAAGGACGTGCTCATGGACTGGCAGATGGAGTTGGATCGCGACAACATCATTGAAGCTCTGATGAGCATCAATGGTGTGCCGTTTGCGCAGGCGGACGGCTCGGCACGCAATGCGTGGCTGGTCGATAATGCCGACCGTGTGCTGTTCGGGAAGAGCAAGGCCAATGCGGTCTCGCTCGATCATGCGACGGCGCTCGCGACGATCGACAACTCCGACGACAAGCTGACGCCTGGAGCAATCGCTCTGATGAAGCGCATTGCTCTGACGGCCAACCCGAAGATTCGCCCGTTCAAGGCGCGGTCCTCGATCGGCGACAGCGATGCCTATGTGCTGTTTGCGCATCCGCTGCACGTGCGTGATCTGTCGGTCCACAGCGACTTCGTTGCCGCGAACCGCGAGGCCCGCAACCGGGGCCAGCAGAACCCGTTGTTCACGGGCGCCGACTACATCTGGGAGAACGTCGCGATCTACACGATCGAGGACATTCCCACGGTTCTGTCAACGACGCCGCTGCAGGTGGCCCCGGCCTTCCTTTGCGGTGCCGGCGCGCTCGGCATGGCCTGGGCGATGCGTCCGCAGACGGTCGAGGAAGACTTCGATTACAAGCGCAAAGTCGGCCTCGCCATCAAGCAGTGGTACAAGGTCGACAAGATGCGCTTCGGCTCGGGCGACACCGATACGGCAGATCCGAAGGACCATGGCCTTGTGACGGGGTGGTTTGCTGCGGTTGCAGATTCTTGATAGCTCGAGGTGCATAAATGACCGCAGAAACTCTCACGCGATCTCCGCTGATCATCGCCGCTTCTGGCGGCCTCGGTGGCACAGTAAAGCGCCAGTATTTCGCGTATGTGATCGGCGCAGCGGTCGAGGCGGACGATGTGTTCCGCCTTGGCTGGATTCCCAAGAACTGCCTCGTGGTGGGTGGAAACATCGCCACGACAGACATTGACACGGGCACGGAGACGCTCGACGTCGATGTGGGCTGGGAGGCAAACGGTGGAGGGTCGGCGACATGGACCGACCCCAATACCGGCCTGACGTTCACGAACGCGGGCTCCACGCTTGACGCTGACGGCTTCGCCGACGTCGGCGTCATGACCGGAGATGGCATCGCGCAGGTCTATCAGGCCGGCGTCAACTACCGCGAGATCGTGCTGCCGGTGCCGCTGTTCTTCTCCGAGCGGACGATGGTGACGCTCACGGCGGTCGCCCCGTCGCACGGTGGTCACACCGGCACGTATGGCGTCTATCTCGACTACCTCATGACCTGAAGGGATAGGCGATGACCGCAGAAACGTTGACCCGGTCGCCATTGATCGTCGCCCCAGCGGGCGGCCTCGGCGGTGATCTCAAACGGCAGTATTTCGGGTACGAGTTGGCGGCTGCGGTCGAGGATGGCGACATCTTCGAGCTTGGCTACCTGCCGAAGAACTGCCTGGTTGTCGGTGGCCGCTTGGCCACTGACGACATCGACACGGACGCAGAGACGGCCGAACTCGACATTGACGTTGGTTGGGCTGCGAACGGGGGCGGCTCTGCCACGTGGACCGATCCAAATACGGGGATCACATTCACGAACAGCGGGGCCAATGCGTCGGCAACCGGCATCTGCAATGTCGGTGTGCTCAGCGGGGACGGCATTGCCCAGGTGTATCAAGCGGGCGTGAATTATCGAGCGTTTGTGTTCCCCGTGCCGCTGTTCTTCTCTGAGCGCACCATGATCCAGGCCGAGGCCAACGCGGCAGCTGGGGATGGGGATGTAGGCACGTTCGGCTTTTACCTAGACTACATCATGATCTGAGGCTGAGCGATGGCGACCTTCTCGAAATTCAACGCATTTAGTGAAAACCTCGCCGAAGGCGTGCACGATCTCGGCTCGGACACGCTGAAGGTCGCCCTCACGAACTCGGCGCCGAGTGCGTCCAATTCGACGCTCTCGGACATTACCCAGGTTGCGGGCGGCAACGGCTACACGACCGGCGGCACGCAGGCGACGATCACAGCGTCAGCGCAGTCAGACGGAGTCTACAAGCTCGTCCTTGCTGATGTGACGTTTACGGCGTCTGGCGGGTCGATCGGCCCATTCCAGTATGCCGTCCTCTACAATGACACGCCGAGCAGTCCGGCAGACCCTCTCATCGGCTTCTGGGACTACGGCCAGTCCGTCACGCTTACCGCTGGCGAGTCGTTTATCTGGGACGCTCATCCCGACAACGGTGTGCTGACGCTGCAATAGGTGATCCGATGTTCGATCCTGACAACATGCGGCGCCAGTTCCACGAGCTCGGCGCGAAGCGAGACGCGATCCTCGCGCAGTCTGGCCCTCTGAGAGATCAGAGGGATGCACTTATTGCCGAGCATACGGCCGCGGTGCAGGCGATTGATGCACAGATCAAGGCGGCGGAGGCTGGCCTCTTCGACATCGACAATGAGCGGGGCATGCTCGTGCGCGCATTGAAGGGCCGGACGGGAGCCGTCTGATGGCGAAATTGTACAATCTCGCCCGGATGACGACCAGCACGGCCGGGACGGGCGCGATTACGCTCGGTTCGGCGGTGGCTGGTTATCTCTCGTTCGCCGGTGCCGGCATCCAGGACGGTGACGTCGTGACGTACGCCATCCAGGATGGCGCGGCATCGGAGATCGGGCGCGGCACCTACACGGCATCCGGAACGACGCTATCGCGGTCGGTGCTCAAATCCACGAACAGCAACAGCCCGATCAGCCTGAGCGGTTCGGCGCAGGTATTCATCACAGCCTCGGCCGAAGATTTCGGCGATCGTCTGCTCGCAGCCAACAACCTCTCTGACGTCGATAATGCTGCGACAGCACTGAGGACTCTGGGTGGGGTCAGTGCCGCCTCGATCGCCGTCAATCTCGGCCTGGCCGCTGCAGCGGCCGGGAACGCGCTGACCATTTCCGTCAAGGGGTCGGATGGGGCGGACCCGAGCGCCAGCAATCTCGTCTATATCCCATTTGAGCAGGCGCCGACCTGGCGGACGATCAGCTCTGCTCTCTCGATCACAATACCGAGCGGGGCGACACTCGGCGCGGTTGCGAATGTCCCGTTTCGGCTGTGGATCGCCGCGTTTGATGATGCTGGCACCGTCCGACTCGGTGTCATTCAGCGCGTGACAGGTGGCTCCACCCCATCCGCCATCGCGGCGGTGGTGGATAATCTTGCAGCCAGCACCACGGCGATTGACGCATCTGCGGATAATGGCGGGGTCTTTTACACGGGCTCGGCTGTCACGGACAAAAGTTTTCGCCTGCTGGGCTACGTCGATTATGAGAGCGGACTCGCGACGCCCGGCACCTGGGCGTCGCCACCCACAACCACGCGCCTCTATGGACCTGGCACGCCGCCACCCGGATCGGTTGTCGCGCACGCGCGCGTGAGTTCTGGCGCCATCTTTGGGACGACGTCATCGTCGTTCCAGAATACCAACCTGACTATCAACTATTCGCCGCGGTCCCCCGTCTCTCCGCTGCTCATCACGGCTGGAGGCGTAGTCGTCATTCAGGGCAACAGCATACGCGCTGACGTCCAGATGGCCCGAGGCTCCACGGCTATCGGGCCGACAGCATCGGCCTACGCCACAGCCAGCGGCAATGTGATCACCGACACTCGGTCCTTTGCCTCTCTCTCGACGCTCGATGTGCCAGGCGCATCGCCGACGGCGTACACCATGCGGCTACGCAACAACGACGGCATCACTCAGGCGTATTTCGCACCCGATACGCCAGGATTCATACTGATCGAGGAGATGCAGGCATGAGCATCCCGGCCATTGCGAGGGTCCTCGCGGAAATCCGTCCCGGAGCGGAGTACAACGTTCGCGGCCCGTCGCTGGCGGACATAGAATGGCTCGATCAGGTGCAGACAGTGCCGTCTGCCGAAGAGGTCGAAGCGGCGAGTCTTGCTGTCGTCAAAGTCGATCACGCCAGCCGTCTCGACGCGGATGCAGAGGCGGCCCGCTTGCGCTTTCTTACGCCGGGCGCAGGCATGATGATGACGTATCAGGAAAAGTTCGCGCAAGCTCAAGCCGTCGCCGCAGTCGGCGAGGCCGAAGCCAACGCCCTGAGCCAGGTCGACCGGGAAGAGCAGTTCCCGACCCTCGCCGCATCGGTCGGCATCGAAGCCGAGACACTCTGGGACTGTGCTCATCTGGTGCTGCAGAAATACGCCGAGTTCGCGCAGATCTCGCTTGTGATCGAACGCACGCGGCTCTCCGCAAAGAAGGCGATCAGTGATGCGTCGGACGCGGCAGCGGTGCGCGCCGCCTACGAGGCAATCACATGGCCGACGCCGTAAAGGCGCTCACTCACTGGCGTCAGCGGCGTGACATCGTCAGATCGGAGCACACCAGGGAGGTCGTCAAGCGCGAACTCGATGATGGCGCCAAGCAGGCCTTGCTGATGATGGCGGAGCGAATCGAGCGCTTGGAGCGGATCATTGCGGCGCTTGCGCTCGAGGCTCGTAGGGACGTCTGATGCTCGGTCATTCCGCCCTGGGGCGGTACGCCATTGGCCAGTTGGAGTATCTGGCGCCGAAGGTTCTGGCGGAGACTGGGGCCTTCTCGATCGTCGGGCAGCCGGTCAGTGCCACCTACGCCATGCCGGCCGGCGCTGGTGCGTTTGCGCTCACGGGGCAAAGCGCGTCAGCGACATATAGCAGGCTGGCCGGCACCGGTTCCTTCGCAATTGCTGGCCCCTCCCTCGCACTGCAGCGGCACCTGGTCCTCCATGTCGAGCCTACAGTCGCACCGCATCCGCCGCTGCAACCCATGTTCGAGGCGCTCGGCCGTCTCGCACTCGGTGAGAGCGTTCCGCCGGACGAATGGGAAACGACGTTCCGGCTGATCGGTGGCGATCAGGCCCTCAAGCGTCTGATCCCTCTCGTCGTCGGGCCCGGCATGTTCACGATCGCGGGGCAGGACGTCATCCTCTTCGCAGAGGGATACCCGCCGAAGATCAGGGTATTTCCGCGAGTCGCGCTTGGCGCTCGATCGCGGGCACAGGGCGGAGGGCCGATCGCACGCATTGCCGGCGGTACGTCGGCGCGAGCCAGGGCATTCGGAGGGTGACATGCTGACCCCGGGACGCAAGACGGTGAATGCGCCGGTGCGCATCGCCGCGAACTTCCAGGACGAGGAGCGCATCGACATCGATCCCGATACGGTCAAGCTTCGCATCCTGTCGCCGTCCGGCGTCGAGACGACCTACGTTTACGGCACGGATGACGCACTCGTGAAGGCCAGTACGGGCGACTACTACGTCGATTTCAAGCCGGCACAGTCGGGCCGATGGTCGTTCCGATGGGAGACCACGGGCACGAACAAGGAGACCGCCCCGGAAGGCGAGTTCGTCGTGCAGCGCTCGCCCTTCTATGACGGCGTACAGGATGCCTACCGATGAGCTATTCACCCTCACAGCTCGCCACCGCAGTGCTGCAACGTCTTGGCACGCTCGACGCGACCGAGACCGCTGACAGCACCGACGTGACCTATATCTCCGACGTGTGGGCCGCGAAATGGGAGGAGCTGTCGTCCCACGGCATGGAGTTGACCTACTTCGCCCATAACGACATCCCGAACCCGGTGTTTCTGATCATTCGAGATCTGGTGGCGAACGAGGTCCGCGGCGAATACGGATCACCCCTCTCGGCGTCCGAGAAGGAGTCGGAGGAAACCGTCATCCTTCGCAGGCTCAGACGACACGTGAGCACGCAGGCGTCCGGTCATCCCACAAAGGCGCTTTACTTCTGATGCCCCTCCGACCGATTTCTCTCGGGGTTCGATCCAATCCCGAGCGCACCAATGACGACGGCGCCGCGGTGCTGATCAACTGCTATGCCGACGATGCGGGCGAGGAAGGCAAGGCGCGCTATCCGATCTATGCCTGTGACGGGTTCGAGGCATTCTCGACGCTGACGGGATCAGGGTCTGGCGTCGTGCGGGGGATGCTGAACCTTGACGATACGACGCTGGTTGTTGCCACGGGAGCGCGGCTCAATCGCGTGACCACGGCGGGTGTTGCGACGGACATTGCGGCTCTGGCCGGGTCGGGCCCGGTCTATATGGCGCGCAATCGCAAAGCGACGCCGCAGGTGGCGATTGTGCCCTCGTCGGGTGGGGAATACTACATCCTCGAAAACAACGTGCTTTCGTCACCTGCCCTCGACGGCGACATTCCGAAGAGCCTGTTTAATTCGGTCTGCGCCATCGATGGCTTCTTCGTGATCACGATGAGCAACGGCGAATGGTACATCTCGGCGATTGACGGATCTTCGATCGACGAGCTCGACTTCGACACGGCGACGACCAACCCCGACGGCTTGACACGTGGCGTCGTGCGCGGTCGCGATCTCTGCCTGATGGGGCCGCGGTCGACGGAGTTCTATCAGAACACCGGCAATGCGGATTTTCCGTTCGAACGGACGGGGGCGAACACTCTCGGCATCTATGCTGGGCCAACGGCCGTTCCGCTCTCCGCGACGCTCGACGGTGCGATTGCCGACACGGTGATCTGGTGCGCCTCGAACTCTGACGGTGCCTATATCGGCGTCCTGATGCTAGGCGGCTACGATGGACGCAAGATCAGCGCGCCGTGGGTTGACCGCGAGGTTCGGGATTGCACGGCGAGCTCGCTGCGAGCATTTGCCTACACCCGCGGCGGCATCACGTTCTACGTCCTGACGGCCGACACATTCAGCGCGGAGTACAACACGCGGACCGGATGGTGGCACAGGCGTGAATCTTCTGGCCTCGGTGTCTGGCGCGTCACCGACGCCGCGACATTCGACGGCCAGACCATCTTCGGCGATTACTCGCTTGCCCGGCTCTACCGCGCCAATCACGCGATCACGCGGATCAACGCCTCTGAGCTGTCATTCCGCCAGTCAGCAGACGGCGGCTCCATGTGGAACACGGCACGCACCAAGGCCATCGGTGCCGGCGGGCGAATGAAGTTTCTGCGACTTGGCCAGATGAAAGAGGATGGCCGCGTTCTCGAATTCTCGATTTCCAACGCGGTGATGGAGGCCGGGACCGGCGTTCCGATGACTGTGCGTCCGCCTGTCGTTCACGCATGGCCCGCACCGACGACGGTCTATGGCCTGCACGTCGATGTGACGATGGGTACGAGCCAGACGAATAAGCCTATGAGTATCGGTCAGATCGCCATCGATATCGAAGGGAAGCTCGCCTGATGGCTGGAACGACGATCCCGCTCCCGTCTCAGAATGAGCCGATCATCGACCGTACCCGCAAATGGTCGCCGCGGTGGTGGCCGGTGATCCAACTCATGCTGAAGAATCTCCGGGCGGCCCAGGACGATCTGGAGACAGTTCAGGAGGTTGTCACCACCCTCGAAACGTCCGTTGGAGATAACACCACATCGATCGAGCAGGTGCAGACATCCATCAACGGCATTGAGGCTAGGTGGGGTGTCACGATCAACACCAACGGTCAGGTTGTTGGGCTCGTGCGTCTTGATGCGCTGGCCTCCCAATCGGAGTTTACGGTGCTCGCTGACAAGTTCATCGTCGCCCAGCCGAGTGGGGCTGGCCCAAAGCAGGTGTTCGTGATCGGCAACGTTGCCGGCGTGCCCGCAGTTGGTTTGGCTGGGAATATGCTGATCGATGGAGCCATCATAGCGCGTCATCTCTCTGTCCCCAGCCTGGACGCGGTGAGCGGCAACATGGGAACTCTCACGGTCGGAAAAATCCTTTCGCCCAGCGGTCGGTTCTTGATCGACGCCACCAACGAAACCATCAGGATCACGACCTGATGCCCACGTTCATGGCCATGGGGAACGGCGTCAATCACGTCGCCATCTATGATGGCAGCAATGACAACCCATTCTGGAACCCTTACGGGCACCTCGACAATATCCACTTCCACACGATGCTCGGCTATATCGGGTTCGACAGCTCGTCGCCGCAGATCAACACCAACGTGACGGTTGATGGTTCTATCGGAACGTACCTGACAACGCACACGCTCGCTGCACATGGGAAATCCGGGTTTCCGTTCGTGTTCGGCCGCTGCTTCGCACGCGGTGTCTGGATGCCCCTGGCTGGGTCGATCCCGGTGGCCATATGGACGGGCGATGAGGCCAACGTCATCAACTTCATCCTTGCCGTAAACGCCACGCACGTCGCGATCGTTGAAACGCGCAGCTTCGACAGCGCCAATGCATTCTCGTCGTTCAGCGTCCCCGTGCAGGTTCACTTCTCTCGAGAGGTTGCATGAGTGATGTCATGATCTGGACCGGCACACGATTCGCGTGCCCTCCGGCGGGGTTTGACAGCGATTTCAGGTACCTGCGGCAGGCGTCGGGCGGTGGCTTGCTGGTGTCGGGCGGGCGCACATGGCGATTGGGGACATGGCAGGCGTCGGCAGGTGAGCCATGGGTGGCTTGGCGGTTCGATGTCGGTGTCCCGGGAGGTGCCGTCGATGTCGTGCAAATCAGCGTTTCGAACACGAACTACTTCGGTAGCTGTAGCGCCGTTGGGCCGACAACGACGGGTAGCGTCACGCTGGCATGAGTCTGGAGATTGAAGCCGGATACATGAGGGTTACGGGGACCAATGGCGAGGTCTGTCTCGACACGCGCAACCCGATGTTTCACCGGATCACGCCGAAGTCCGGAACGGTCATCGTCCCGCATCTCGATATCGGGTCGGGAACGGCACCGAAGACGCGTGCGCAGCAGCACGATCTTGGCGCTGTGGCGGCCGGATGCACGCACGTGCTTGGGTTTTGCCAGATCGTCTACGAGAGCGGGTCGGCCATGCTCCCCTCGGGCTACTGGTTCATGGTTGGCGGTTCAATCGTATCCCGCATCAAGCGCTTCCAGACGACCAGCGGCAACAACGCCAAATTCATTTCGTCGATGCAGTTGCTGACGTTCGAGCTTGTCGGGACGACGCTCGTCCTGAACGAAGAAACGATCCTCTGCAACGACCTTGAGGCGGGGCCGAACCTATCGATCGCCGCCCTGACCGTAAATTACCGCCTGTGGGCGGGCCGATTTAACTAGGAGGAGACCGGTAAATGCCCAGTCTTGGTGATTTGCTCGGCCTCAATGCCGGCAAGAAAATCAAGCAGGCGTCGAAGGACGCCGAAGCCCGTCTGGCAGCCGGAAAATCCGAGGCACAAGGGTATCTCGGGCAGGGGCGCGACGACATTCTGTCGGGATTTTCTGGCGCTCAGGCGGCCTATGACGCGGCGGCGCCGGGCATGCGCAGTGATCTCCTGACGGGCTTCGGTGGCGCGGACGCCGCATTGCGCTCGGGCTACGGGTCCGCGGTCGATGCCGTGACGGCCGGTCGGGATGATGCCAACGCCCGCCTCGACCCGTTCGTGCAATCCGGTGCCGGCGCCCAGGGGCTTTATGACAACGCGCTCGGCGTGAACGGTCGGGAGGCCGCGACCTCGTTCTACGACGACTACGGCTCCAACGATCCGTTCCGCACCTTCCGCGACGAGCAGGCGCAGCGTGAGATCGAGCGCCGGTACAATGCCAGCGGCGGGTTCCAGGGCGGCGGCGCCGGTGGAGGCGGCTCGGGACGGTTTGCAACGGCAGTGGCGCGCTCATCGCTCGAGCGCGGCACGCAGGACATGCAGGCCTACCTCGACCGGCTCGAGCGCGCCGGGGCGCGCGGAGCGCAGTATGCCGGCCAGCAGGGCGCCAACAGCATGACCGCCGGGAGCCAGCTCGGCACGCTCTACGCCGGGCAGGGCACGGCGCTCGCCGGGAATGCAGCCAACCAGGGCAGCGCGCTGGCGCAGCTTGGGCTCGGCATGGCGGATCGGACTGCGGGTCTGCAGACGGGGCGGGGCACGGCGCTCAGCGGAAATTCGAGCGCACTGGCGGATTTGGCCTATGGCCATGCGGGTCAGCTCGCGGCGAACCGGATCAACACGGCGAACGGGGTGAACCAGGCCAACGCCGTGCCGATGCAAAATCTGATCGGCGTCGCTGGCGTGGCGGCAAAGGCGTTCAATCCGGTTCCGAAGTTCGGCTAAGGAGGATCGAAGGTGCAATACATCCCGCTCCCGGAATACAAGCCGAGCCCGTTGATGGACCTGTCGCCACTGGCGAGCGCGCTGGACTCGCGTCAGAGAGCCCAGCAGGCCCAGGCCGAAGCCCTTGAGAACAAGCGCCGGTTCGAACTTCAGAACACGCGGGCGGACGCGCAACTGGGTCTCTCTCAGAACGCGGACCAACGGGCGACAGAGATGGCGCCGCTGGATCGGCAGTACAAACTCGCACAGATCGAGGCCTCGAGGCATAAGACGGCCATGGGCGGCGAGCAGCCGTCGAATGTGCGGGAATGGCAATACTACAACAGCCTCTCGCCCGAGCAGCAGCAGCAGTACCTGACGATGAAGCGGGCGGAGAAGTATCTGGATCTCGGCACGCACTACCAGAGGCCCAATGCGGTCGATCCGGCGCAACCTGGCCCGACGTTCCAGAAGAACCTTGCCGGCGCCGAGCGGGAGAAGGCGGTTGGCCAAGCCGGCGGCAAAGCGGTAGCCGATCTGCCGCGCATTGTGGACAACGCGTCGCAGACGCTCGACCTCATCCAGAACATCAAGACCAACCCGGGCACGGCACGCAATTTCGGTGTGATGGCGTACGTTCCGAACATGCCGGGCGGTCAGGCAGCGGATGCCTGGTCGCGGATCGAGCAGCTTGGCGGTAAGGCGTTCCTCGAGGCCTATAGCTCTCTCAAGGGCGGCGGTCAGATCACCGAGGTCGAGGGCAAGAAGGCGACCGACGCCATCGTGGCAATGAACAAGGCGCAGAGCTACGAGAGTTTCGTTCAGGCGCTGAATGACTTCGAGAGCGTCATTCGCGCGGGTGTCGAGCGTGCGAGAGGTGCAGCGCGGGGTGGCGCTTCCGCACCTCCAGCCGGTGGCGGCTTCTCCATCCGGAGGCTTGACTGATGGCGCGCTACGAGGTCACCGGCCCGGACGGCGGCCGATACGAGATCACCGCGCCGGATACGGCGTCCGAGCAGGAAGTGCTCTCCTATTTGCAGCAGCAGGTTGGGCAGCCGCAGCCGGATCAGACACCCGGACGGTTCTCGCCAGGGCAAAGGCCGGGGCTCGCTGTGCCGGAAGCGAATCCGGTCGCAGACGTGGCCAAGAGCGCTGGCGTGGGGCTTGCACGCGGCGCGCTCGGCATGGCCGGGCTTCCCGGCACCGTCGAGCAGCTTGGCCGCATGGGGATCAACGCGGGCGCTCGCGCGCTTGGCGCCGAGGGCAATGTGGTGTCGCCGGAAACGGCATTGCCGACGGGTGGCGATCTGCAAAAGCGCGTCGAGGGCGTCACGGGCAAGTTCTACGAGCCTCAGACGACCGCCGGGGAGTATGCTCGGACGGTTGGGGAGTTCGCGCCCGGAGCTCTGTTCCCAGGGGGAATGGCTCAGCGCGTGCTGGGCAACGTCGTCGGCCCGGCCGTAGCATCGGAAGCCGCCGGGCAACTCACTGAGGGCACCTCGTTGGAGCCGTATGCGCGGGTCGGCGGTGCGCTTGTGGGCGGCGGTTTGCCGAATATGGGTGCGCGTGCTCTTACTCCTGCGCCATCAAGCGCAACTCGCCAGGGTCACGTGCAGAGATTGCAGAACGAGGGCGTCACAGATCTCACGGCGGGCCAGATCACTGGCGCGAATCCGCTCCGGTGGATGGAAGGCGCCGTGCAGGACACGCCGCTAACCGGCGCGCGTCTTCCGAATATGCTTGAGAACCAAGCAGAGCAGTTCACACAGGCGGCGCTGCGAAGAGCTGGGGTGAATGCCCCCCGAGCGACACAGGACGTGATCGACGCCGCGTTCACCGCACAAGGGCAGAGATTCGATAATCTCGCGAACGCCTCGACACTCGTTCTCAACCGCGTTGACCGTCGGAGGATGGCCAATGCGCTGCAAGGGTATGCCCGTCTAACGCCTCCGTCACAGCGGGCGCCGGTTATTGCTGAGTTTTTCCAAGACGTAGACCAGCTACTTGGGCAGCAAGTTCCTGGTAGGGTCTATCAGCGCTACCGCTCGATGATCGAAACGGCCGCAAGGCAAGCGACAGACCCGGCATTGCGCGAAGGACTTCGCACGATCCGCAACGTCCTCGACGATGCGGTGGAGCGCGGTCTGCCGCCGAACCAACGTGGGCAATGGCAGCAGGCGAGAGATGAGTATCGCAATCTCTTGGTCATTTCCCGCGCATCGGCCGCCGCTGGCGAGAATGCCGCGAACGGCCTGATCTCTCCGGCGCAGTTGGCTTCGGCTACCAAGGGCGTTCAGGGCTCGAGGAATTTTGAACGCGGGCGCGGGGAGTTGCAGCAATTGGCTCGGGCTGGTGAAGCTGTGATGAAGCAGATGCCGCAATCTGGCACTGCACCTAGACTGATGGCCATGCAGATTGGCCAAGGTCTGGCCGGCGCGGCAGGTGGCTCATATGTTGGCGGTGGAGACCCGACTATGACGGGCCTCGGTGCACTCGCACCGTTCCTGTTCCGAGGAGCAGCGGGGCGTGCGCTCATGAGCCGTCCTGCGCAACAATACTTCGCCAACCAAGCACTTCCTGGAGCGGCTGTGAACGCGCGTGAAAGCGCGCTGGCATCTCTGGTCCCAGCTATCATTGCAGCCAACAGCAGCCGGCCACCACCTGAAGTCACCGTCTATCCACCGGGGGATCCTCGCAACGAGGAACAATAGGCGCGTTTACTGGATGAGCCCGGCGAGCAAATAGGCCGCCGCTGCGGTGGCTATCGTGACCCATGTGCAGAATGCGCGCCGCTCGCGCCACGTCCAATGCTTTTCCATATCGCCCCCCAGAATCACATGCCCCGAGCATGCCCTAACACAAGTGCGCGTCAATCCCTGACGAGGACCGGCCATGGCCGATGATAGCTATTACATGCCGCCAGAACAATCGAGCGAAAGCGTCCTGCAACAGCTCTGGAACGCCCGCCCCTGGCAAGGCTACGCTCAGAACCCGCCGTCGATGATGCCGCAGATCGGTATGGCGTTGGGCCTCCTGCACCCGCGCCTCGGCGGCGCAACGCGGGACATGGGCATGGCCGGCCGCCTCGCGGGACAAGGGGATGCGCCGCCAGCGATGCAGGGCATGCCGGAGATGCCTGCCTATGCAAAAGGCGCCCCAGACCTCGGGTTCAGAGCGGGGCAGCGCGAAGCCTTGATGTCGTCACCATCGAACTACAACGCGCCGGCTGGGGCCGCGCGACCGGGCTATGCGGGGACCGCATCACAGGCACGCGACCAGCATGCAGCCTATGTTCAGTCTCTTGCGGCGCGTGGCATTCCGGAGTCGGATTGGCCGACTATCCAGCAGTTTCTGGGCATGATCAGATGATCCCGGCCAGCATCAGGAACCGGAATCCCGGCGCTATGGAACCTGGGTTTGCGTCGAAACGGTGGGGCTCGACCACGCACGAGACGCTGACCTGGACTGATAAGAACGGCAAGAAGCACACGAACCTCATCGCGACCTTCCCGACGCACCAGCACGGCGGGGCCGCGGTATTTACGCTGCTCTCGGAGGGCAAGTATTATCGCAACAAGCCGATCGCGGACGCGATTGCGACCTGGTGTGGCGGTCATTCGGCCTCCCAGTACATCGACCACATGGAACGGTCGACGGGCACGAAGCGCACCGCGATCCTGACCAACGAGCGCATCCGAGATCCGGACATTGCCGTTCCGATCGCGATGGCAATCGCGCGCTTCGAGGCTGGACCAGTCGAGCTCCCGCTGAGCGAGGCCGACTGGCGGTCCATTCACGCCATGGCGTTCGGAGAGGCTGTGGCGCCGGCACCGGAACCGGACAACGACGTGCCGTTCCAGAAGCCCGAGGGCGCGCGGCGAGAGAACATCTTCCTTTGGACTTGGCGCACGATCAAGGCGACGTTTTATTCCATCACCACGGTCGGTGTGATGGAGACCATCTCGCCCGTTGCCCCGAGTGATTTCTTGATCCCCCAGGTGCCGCAGGGCCTCAAGCAGAACATCACCAACATCGGCGGTTGGTCTGATCTCGTGTCGGGCCAGACATGGACGATGCTCGCGTTGGGCTCGGCTGCGTTCGTCGGGGTATGGCTGGTCGGGAAGGTGCGCAATGGCTGAAACTTATCTCGACCCCCGGTTGCTCGGCCCGCCTGCGCGGAATGCCCTGAACGACCCATGGGCGTGGCGGTCGGACATGGACGCGCCGAAGATCGAGCACTACCTGCGGCAAGGCCCGGCTCCCACCGGGCACGACAAGGTGTTCGACAGCATTTACGGCTGGCTTGGTGGCCTACCCGAGAACCGATCGACGGCGTCGGCACTCTCAAATCTGTTTGACGTCGGTACTCTCGGCATGGCGACAGGGGCGTATGACGGGGCACGGGAGCTCGCTGAGACCGGCCGGCCATCTGCCCTGGCAATGGCCCTTATGCCGGGAGCAAGACCCGTTTCTAAGGTCATCCCGAAGACTGCAGTAGAGGCCCGCAAGGCCGCCGCAGAATTGTGGCGTGCGATGAGGGCAAGCCCTCACGAATATCATGGTGTGCGGGCAACCGAAGCGCCCTTGCCTGCAGGAGAGCGGGCGCCAGCCTCCTATGTGTGGGACGATGGCAGTTGGACGGACACGCCGCTCCCAGGTGCTTCGACAATCGGGGTAGACCCATACAAATCAACAGAGGGTCCTGGGTCCATTCCATGGGCACTCGAGAGGATGGGCTTCGATGCCGGTCAAGGGTCGCGGAACCGCTACGGCTATTATCCTGGCCCCCACGTGAGCATCATTGGAGGGGATCGGCGCGAATTTGGTGAGGACCTGGGAGAGTGGGTGATTGACGGGAGTGTGGTGGGTCTTTTGCCTGATCAACCGAGGCGCCAGCGATGACCATCCTCGGCCGCTTTGCGCTGCCCCTGGCGGCGGCTCTTGCTGTCATGGCTGGCTGGTCCTGGCACATGCAGCAGAAGGGCGTAACGAAGGAGCGTGCGCGTATCGAAACCGTAGGGAAGAAAATCGATGCGGCAGCAGGGGCAGCACGAAAGAAGGTCGCGGCCAAGCCGCCGTCTCAGATCCAGGCTGATCTATCTCGGTATTGTCGTGACTGCGGTAGCCCTTAGCGGTTGCTCTCAGACCATAGAGGGCACCGTGGCCCAGGTCTGCGGCCCCAACAACTGGCGAGAGATCGGCGTCCGAAAGGCCGACAAGATCACGGACGACACGGCCAGGGAGATCATCGGCAACAACGAGGCTCGTGCTGCGTGGTGCAACGCAAAAAGGGCTGGGGCATGACAAGCTATGCACATGAACGGGCACCACGGGCCGGTGCCAGGGCCGGATCATACGTCGATCCTCGTGGGTATCGCATCGAGGCTTGGCCGCGTCGAGCAGAAGGTGGACGATCTGGCCCGCAGGATCGACGGCCGACGCATGCCCTACGCGGAGTGGGTGGCGCCGGTCCTATGCTCCCTGGTCCTGGGAGCGGCAGCGGCCGGAAAGGTGACATGGGCAGAGGCCCTGCCGACCGTACTTGGTATCGTCGGCAAGTGATGTACGTAGCAGCCTCACTCCTTGCTGGGGCTGCTATCCTCGTGGCGTGAGGCGGAATCAACCTGATCCATAGCTTTCAACTTCGCCATCGTTCGCTCACCGCATTTATTCTTCACGATCGGCTTAAGTGCCTGGGCTGCTCTGTGAACGGCACACCAACAGTTGGTTCGGGATGTTGCCGACAGAGCCTCGTGCAGACGGCCTAGCTCATCATCGCTCATGCGATTGAGGCGATCCTCAAGTTGGCAGTAGAGACGGGCCCACGGCTCTAGCAGAGCCCGCTGCTCGTTTGTCAGATAGGTCATTCCTCACGTCCTTGCTCTAATAGCGGCGGCGATGGCGTTCGATATGCGGATCGCGAACATAGAGAGATCGAAGCCCGCGTGATACGTTCGCCATGTCGTCTCGCCTTCGCGCATGGTCATGGGAACGCCGTCTTCGTACATCCGCTCAAGCTCATTGCTGACGGTCGTCGCGATGTTGATTTCACGGCCCTCCATCTCTGCTGCGAGGGCAGCGCGAAGGCGCTTTATCTCTGAGGCTGCTTCTCGGCATTGCTCGCCGAGGGGTATGTCCGTGCCGTCCTCCCGCCTGCTCGCATCCGCGATACGCGTCAATCGTTCGACAATATCCCCCATAGTCATTCTCCTTGCGCCTCGCGCTCTCCTAACCCCGCAATAGCCTGTGCCAGAGCCGCAGCCTCTGCCCTGGTGAGCCTTTTCATGAGATGGCGCCTTGTGTCCTCGTCCTCGAAGTAGATGTAGGCGAGCCGGGTCTCTCCACGCATGACGCAGAATGACTCTTCGTGCTCCACGATCGTGTAAGGACCGGGGTAGCGCTCGCGGAATGAGCGGGGAGCGTCTGTCACTAGCATCTCCGGGTCGGAGCGGCACTAACCACCATCACGAGACACCCTCACCAAAAATAAAAATAACATAAATCAATGCGATAACATCGTGCCGCGCATCCGTGTAAACGAGGCGCTCTACCACTGAGCTAACCGCCCAAATGCCCATAAACAGGCGATTTACGTATGCAGGGATGGGCAGGAAAGAGCAAGAACAAATCCGGACTCCACCATCACTTGCCACCACCGCGGATCTCGCCCCCCTTAGGCCACCACAACTTGATGCCTTGGGCGTGAGCTTCGGCTTGAAGGCGTTGGGCGCCCTTGGTGAGGTTAGTGACCGCGCCTGGCAGATGGGACCAGCGGCGGCCGGTGACTGCGCTGAGCAGAGTCCTGTAGCGAACCCCCATACTGGCGGCGATGTGGTCGACGCGCTCGCCAGTACTGGCGCGGCGCCTTGCTTCGATGACGGTGGCCTCATCAAGAACCGAGCTATGATGACGTTCGCCGCGGTGCAGCGTACCATGGGTGATCTTGTCGCCTTCGTTCGTCCTCTTGTCGGACCATTCGAGATTGGTGGGACTGTTGTTCTGACGGTTCCCGTCTAGATGACGGCACTCCATGTTTTCCGGGCACGGACCATGGTATGCTTCGCAAACGAGACGGTGTATATACTCGTCACGCTGCTTGTTATTTACTGATAGCTTGAGGCGAAGATAGCCTCGACCATTTGTCCGCGGCTTGAGAGCCCGGAGACCGTTCGGCTTTTCACGCCAGATGCGTCCGTCAGAGTCGGCGAAATAACCTGGTGCGCTAGAGATTGCCCTCATTTCACTTCCGTTTCATGGCGACGATCTTCCGTTCCCTGAGGCTCGGTAGAGTTTCGACCGCAGCATGCACTTCGTCAGAGGCTACATGAGCATAGCGGAGTGTTGTGCGAATGTGGGCGTGACCGAGGCTCTTTCTAACAACTTCTATGGCGGCACCACCTTGGCGGACCCACGTGCCATGTACGTGTCTGAGGTCATGCCAGCGAACATCGGGTCGGCCGATCTGACGGCGCACCCACTCCCATGCCTTGCGGCGGTTCGTGAGGACGAACACAGGGTCGTCCGGATCGCCTTTCAGTCTCGGCTCGAGCAGTGCGCACGCATTGGCGTTGAGGTAGATGCGCCTCTCCCGATACTCCTGGCGGGCCTTGCGCTTGGCTAGGACTATCGCCTCACGGGCGGCGAGGTTCACGCGGCCGATTGTGAGCGTCTCAAGCTCGTTGAGCCGGGCACCGGTGTAGATGGCTAACTCCAAGCAGTCAGCCGTGTCAGGCCACAGGGGGGCGAGCAATTCGATGGCGCGCCGGGCCTCATCGATCGTCAGTGTGACAGTGCGCTCGGTGTCGATCTGACGTCTGTGATCCTTCCACCGGATAGGCCGGACCGGATGTTCCCAGCGGTCGCGCGCCATGGTGTAGGCAGCGCGCAGTACGTCCAGCTCGCGGTTGATGGTAGAGTCCGACGCACCCATGCGGGAGCGCGTCAGAACGAATTGTGCAACGTCGCTGTTGGAGAGCTTCTCGAGCGGTTTGTTGCGATCTATGACCTTGAGGATCTGGCGGATGAAGTACTTCGTGTCGCTGGCCGATGCTAGGGATCTAGCATGGTCCTCCCAGTACTTCCCCATAAGGGTATCGACCGTCAGGGCTTCATGGCTCCTGGCGAGTTCTGCTCGGAGCTGGCGTTCGATCTCGACGGCCTTCTTCTCTGCTTCACGGCGGGATGTTTCGCCAGTGCTTCTAGGAAACTTGGTGCCGTCGATCCAGATGTCCGCCGTGAACGTCGGCGCCAGCGTGCCGTCGCGGCGGCGCCGCCTGTAGACGGTAGGCATGTGACCCCCTGCATGTACCCGTCCAGAGCCGCCCTATCATAGAGCCGACGCCGCCCGATTCTGCAAATCGGTATGGGAAGATCAACGAAGGTGCGCAGGCTCACGCGCAGATATGCGGCGGCCTCGACGCGGGTTAGGTAGCGTTGTTCACTCATTTCCCGTCACCTTCGGCCTGGCGGAGAGCAGGGCGCGCAGCCTCTCGATCTCGTCAGCGGCGGTTCTCATGGCGAACTTGTAGGCCTCAAGATCGGGCTTTTCCGCCGCGTCACGGAGCCAGTCCTTTACGTCCACGTCCCCGACAACCGTCACATCTCCATGCTGCTCGATTGCGGAGAGAGCAGCGCGGGCGCGCCTGCGGTAATACTCAGGATCACACCCTTCCGGCAGGGACTCGTTTGGTTCACGCGTGCGATCCGGCTCGATCCCGTAGTCCGAGCAATTGTAAATCGCGAGAGCTAGCGCCCCTATGAGAGGGGTGGTCATGGCTGATCCTCTGCCGTCGCCACGGACTCAAGATAATGGTCGATCACCCTCTTTATGGCTGGCCAATGATCCGCGCCCATCACAACGGTGTCTCCGCCGGATTCGATCTGCACCTCAATGTCGTAGAGGTTTGTGTCTGCGTTCAGGTGCCGGATGACGCGAACGATGTACTGCCAGCCACTATCGTCAGCGTATGGCAGCAGCCTGTGCTCTGCTCGAGATGTTTCGGTCAGTTTTTTCATTCCGTCTGCCCCCTTGCTCTGGCTAAGGCAGAACGGGCGAGTTCCTTGCAGACAGTCAGTCGATCAAATGCGTCCTTTCGGTCGCAGTCGGCGTTACCAGTGTGCTCTGCCCACTCGGAGATCTTCTCCAGCGCCTCCGCCAGATCAGGAGCGCTGGCGATGAGCCGGGCATCTGCCGCGCGGCGCTCGTAGTTTTCGCCGTAGTCTTCGAGGTCTTGATAGGTCGTGGCCACGAACTGCCCATCGTCCTGCAAGGCAAAGCTAACGACAGTTGTTTCGTCCGCGAGGGCGACTTTCCACGGTCCAGGCGTTCTCTTATGGCTCACTGTGATTGTCCCTTTTCTGCGCTCATGGACTGGAGTCGGGCAGGCCAGCCAATCTTCTGAGAGGTCGCGTCGAATTTTCGAATGACAGCTTCCGCCATGTCTATCCCGAGTGCTTGGAACATCAGGTCGAGATAGATAAAGGTGTCGGCAAGTTCGTCCGCGAGCTGGCCGCGGAGAACGTCGATGGAGACCGTATTGCCGATGATTCCGTCTCGCTCGCGGTTGAGCTTCTTGATGACATTGGCAGCCTCGCCAAGTTCTCCGAGCGTCGCCGTCATCCAGTCCGATGCAGACCAGTCGCCAAGTTCATGACCGAAGCCATGTTTGCATCTCATGCGGTTGGCTTCGCTGAATCGCCTGAAAGTCAGTTCCTCCCCCTTGCGTAGGCGCTCAGCTTCGGCCTTCGCTTCGACCAAATCGTCCAACAGTTCATTGACCTCTCCTGCCGACAAATAGGATCGATTGAAATCATTGGAGCGGCTCATTGTTTACCCTCTGGGTTATCCATCCCCTTGAGACGGGAGAGGAGAGAGCGGGCGCGCATGACGGTATCTCGCAATTCGTAGACGGCGCCGCACGTCGTCGGGATCTGCGCACCAAGCTCACACGGGTGGCGTCCGTACTGTTTTTCGGGGCCGTCCCATCCATCGGCGACATCTACAGCATCAGCCGTGATTTTTGCGCCGCACATATCGAGCAGCACCTCCACTATCTCTTCTAGGGAGACGGGGGAGGGAGAATTGGATGACATTGCGATCCAGATTTCACGCTCACGGTCCATATCGACGTTCTGAGCTGCGCCGGCATTCAGCATCCTCTCGTTCGCCTCACGCCTCACGATCACGAAGGGAAGATCAGCCATTGGGAGACTCCAGCTTTGGCTGGTGCATCCGCAGGTAGTCGCGCACCAGAAGGCCGTGGTTGTTGTTCCAATACATGTCGGTGAATGACGATCCGTGCGTGTAATGCCCTATCCTGCGTTTTTGGAGCGCGCGGGCGGTCTGGTATTGCTGACCATGCAATTCGACGCCGACACCTTCCGTCCCGGTTATGTCGTCCGGTCCGCTGGCGAGTACGAGATCGCGCTGCGCTTCGGTCAGCGATTTCGCGATTGCTGATATTCGGCTCACGACTTTCCCTCCAGTTTCTGGAGGGCGGCTTCTGCGCGCTCGATGTCTTTTGCGCAGTCAGCCAGCCACCCGGGCATTCCGTGAATTTCATGATCAATGCCGTGATGGTTGACCGCGCATCCCTCAGCGTTTTGCAGGAGAATGCGGGCGGTCAGACACAACTTTCGCAGCGCCTCTACGATCTCGTCTCTTGGTGGGACGAGAGCGGCGGACAATGCCTCGTCAATGTCGGATAAGAGCGCCATTTCGACGTTGCCGACAAATCCTCCGTCCGGTTTGCCATCCGCGTCGGCGCGATCCGCAAAATACTCTCGGACATCGACGAGTGTTTGGAATGGCACCATTACGTGTTCCATCGTTTCCCCCAAGAATTAGACCTGCGATATTCACTCGGCACGAAATGGCGTGTGTATGCGCGGCGGGAATGTCCGGCTTTCCCGTGGTCCTCGGCGGTCTTCTCCGGCTCGCACCAAGTGCATGTCACGTCGAGGTTCTCGACGTCGTTGGTGCCGCCGTTCTCAAGCGCAATGACGTGTTCTAAAATCCACTTGTCTCGCGCCGTCAGGCGGCGCTTGCATCGGTGGCAGCGCCCCATCCGAAGTGCGAAGACCTCGGCGCGCTCTTGCGGTGTGAATTTCTTGCGTGCCTCGTGGTAGAACGGATTGCTCATGCGACGGCCCTCTCACGCTCTTTGAGAAGCTGTTCAGGCTCCACGCCGATGATGTCTCGGATGACATTCTCAACCGCGTCGTTCAGAGCGCAGAACTCGAGATGAGGCATCGAGGCGAACGAGATCGACTTGGGCCGAAAGATCACCAGAGTGTCCTTGTGGATGACCGGGAACGCCATTGACCCTGTGCCCCGAATTGCGACCTCGGCGAGCATCATGGCTTGTTCTTTGGAGACGCGTCGAAGTTCGATTTGCGCACCGATCTCGCGCCAGCCCGCTTTCATCTCGAGGAATTTTCGCCACTCGGTGACAGTCGAGAACTGATGCTCATAGTCCTCGGGGATGTGCTCGAAGGAGGCGGACACGAGCGCAAAATATCTCCGGTGCTGATCCAACGACCGCGGCTTTCCTTTCTTCTGCTGGCTGTGTCCGCACACGGGGCATGAGTGCGTCATGTGCCGTACCTCCTGGAATATTCCGACAGACGCAGAACGTATCGGCGGATGACGGCACGATGCTGAGGTCCGGCGATCCGATGGCGTTTCAGGAGGACGTAGATATTTTCCCATCCGAGACCGGTTTCCGTGAGATACTTGATTGCTGGCCTGAGATTTCCGGGGAGCGTCGGCTCCGCCCGCCGTTTCCGGCTCAAGATCACGCCCAGGCGCGTCAGCGTTTCCGTTTCCTCACTCTGCATCGTCAATCTCCGGGAACTTGGTCACGAACTCGACCTTTGCGCCGGACTCCTTGAGACGCTCCGCCATCCTATGACGAGCATCCTCTAGCGATTTAAGGGCGGTCTTGTAGGCGATCATGGCGCGCTCGCACTCGATCTGCTGCGCAATGACGGCGTTCTGGGCGTCCGCTACGGCGCGCTCGATGTCGTCGAGTGTCGGACGCGGCATGTGCACGACATTGTCCTCGTGCTCGACCGTGGTTCTGGGGACAGCAGCCCACCAGCGTGCTTTCTGCTTCTCGGTCATGCGTCGTCCTCCATGCCGAGGGCGCACCGTAGATGCCTCGCGCTGGCGCGGATCAGCTTGACGCGCAGACGGTTGTCATCTTCGTGTTCAGCCGCGTTCAGGAGGTTCAGCGACGTTTCGATGAGCTTGCGGTCTGCTGTGCCGTCCGTGGCTGTCGCAAGGTCATGCGCCGCCGTGAAACCGTGAAGCGCCAGGTAGAGATCGAATATCGCCTGGTGCAGGTGCTCTGAGGCCTCGTCGAGAGTGAGGGGGTTCATGGGCTCACTCCGCGGATTGTTCGGAGGCGAACTCCGCTATCCGGTCCTGATATTCCGCCTCCAGGATTTGTGCCCACGAGTAGGGCATGTTCATCCAGGCAGTTTCGTATTCGGAGCGCACAGACTGCAGGGCCGCGACGGTCTCAGCGTCCGCAATCTGCGTGCGGATGTGCTCGAGCAGCTCGCCGTCGCCGTCGCGCTTGGCTTGTGCCGACGATTTGCGCTTCACGTCGGACGCGGGTAGTGCCGGCATGAGGTCGGACGACACCAGCTTCTGTGGCTCGATGTCCTGCGCCTCCTCCGCCAGATAGATGCCCGAGAGCACGTCGGCGGCGCCGTCACGCGACGCAAGGCCGCGCGCGCGCATCTGGAGCATGCGGTCAGGGTATTGCTTCCACGGACCCTGCTTGCCCCATAGGCCGGCAACTTTCGCGTCGTTCTCGGTGAACTGCCGGGTGATGGTTTCGCCGTTCGGGCGGATCACCGTGCATTCCGCAAAGCGCCCGCTCGGGCCGGCGCCGAGTTCCTCGCGGATTTTGAAGCCGCGTGACAGCAGCAGCGCAGGGATAGCGTCTCCCCAGACGGCAGGTCGCCCTCCGATGACCGCGATCTTGTTAATCGACATCATGGGCGGGATGCCAATCTCGAGGCCATGGAGGATGGCAACGGTCAACCTCTCGGGCGAGTTCATGCCGCTCGGCGCGAGGCCGCTGGCCGCGATCGCACTGGCGAGGCGGAAAACCTCCTCGATGGACGTCGGGATAATGCCCGCTATGGCTCCGCCCGTGCGCAGAGCTACCTTAGTGCCAACAGAACCCCCGCCATGACTGACGTTGCCAAGGCCACCAGTACCGACGCCATTATGATGGCCATTTCCATTTTCGACGACATGCTGCCCCTGCATTTATCTCTCCATCCAACGCGCTAAAACAATTCCGACGACCAGCCAGCCAATGACGATTGTGACCAGCGACAATGCGTATTCGGTCTCGCTCATCTGACACCCTCCCTCTCTTCCGGGGCGGCCCTACTCCCCCACACATGCCGCCCCGGTAAATTCCCGGCGATCCCGCCCGCTACGGCGCCGGGGAATTTCAGGCTGCCCAGAGAGCATCGTTCCTGCGATCTGCTTTGCTGGCCGCCGCGCTGTCGCGGAGATCCTGCAGGGCCGCGTTGATCTGATCCTCGCAGGCGATCTGAAGGTGCTGGCGCAAAAGCACGAACCATTCCCCTGTGATCGGATGTTGCCCACTGCGCCGATAGCATCCGGTCTCAGGATTGCGCTCGTAAACGTCGAGGTTTATCGTCTCGATTGCGCCGTCCTTGTCCGCGGTAAACGTGCCGGCGCACCCTGCCGACAGGAGTTTCCCGTCCATCGGCAACAGTTCTTCCTCGAATGAGATCTCGATCATCGTCAGCCCCTTCGCGTTCCAATTCGTCAATCAGAGGTTTGATTGATCCGCAGCAGACGCACGCACCGCTGCGGAGGGCGCCCGAGCAAAACGGGCACATCACTCGGCGTCTTCAAGCTGGGCCCGAAGCCGGGCGTTTTCCGTTTCCAGCGCTTTAATTTTTCCTTCGAGGGCACTGATGTGCCCCTTCAGAAACCCTGCCTCGTAGGCCGTATCGATCATCTTCTGGCGGTAGTGGTCGTCAGAAGACGTTCGTGGCTTCGCGACGGTGTTCTGCATCACGCCACCCGTTGGTATGGGTTGCCGTAGTCAGCCGGAATATCCATGGTGTGCCCCCTTCGTGGAAATCAGGATGTCGTCGTTATGTCCGCACGGCCTCTCGATACTTTCGAGCAGGGCGGCCATAGCTCGCGGCCACAGCAGCGTCCGGTGTCGCGGCAGCAGGCGCGGCACCAAGAAGGAACTGCCGCCTCGTGCCATCGGGCTCCAAGCTGCCGTTGACCACGTGCAAATAGCGATCAGCGCCGACCTGGTAGAGCCGCCGCGGCCGCCCTTGCGCCGTGTCTTCCCCGACGAGTTTGGCGCCGAGATCTGTTGCGAAGCGCTCGGGACCATGCACATGGCCATAGATCTCGATCGCTACGCGCCGGTGCTCTGCGTTGCTGATGGCTGTGATCTGTTTCGCGGTCCGCTCTTGCCTCTGCTCAATCAGCTCATCCTGGACGCGGTGGCCACGCCACGCATAGATGCCGTAGCCATCCCGCCACCTCACCGCTGGCCCGTCATCCGCATGCAAGCGGCGCTGGTGATCGAAAGAGATGCGCTCTGGACGGTCGGAGACGAAGGCTACCTCGGGATAGAGATAGGCCACTCCGCAACTGGAGGCATAGGCGCGATACGCACCGAACCGAGCGGCGGTGCCCTCATTGTACGTCACGCCGATCTGGCGGACGAAGTCGTAGAAGGCTAACCAGAAATTGTCCCATCCACCGATGAAGTACGGGTACTGATACATATCGCTCTTTGCGAGTTGGACCCCCAAATGGCCCCCCAACTGGTCCCCCCACCCGGCCCCCCACCGCACCCCCCCCCTCGCCCCCCACCGCACACGCCACACCCACCCCCCCCGCGCCCCCC